AGGACGACTGCGCGTCGCCCTGAATGACGGCCCCTGATCGAGACGAGGTCGATCACGATCAGGTCGTGATGATCTCGTTGCACTCAGCGAACGACTCGGGGTACCGCACTGCGAAGTCGCAGTCGTGGAACGCCGTGACGCGCACCGTCGCCGCGCTCGAGCCGGTGTACGGGTCAACCATGAGGTCGATGCCGCTCCACTGGCCGATGAGCAGGTCGCTCCAGACGCCAAAGATCATGGCGCTGAGGTGGGTGCCCGTGCCCTTCGTCAGGTTCGACGGCACCTGCTGGCTGACCGTCAGCGGATACCCGTAGAGGTCCGAGAACGGCGGCTGCAGGATGAAGTTGCCCTCGACGCCCGACGTCTGGCGCGGGGTGCGAGCGAGACGGCTCTTAACCTGCGCGTTCGTGAGGAACCCGGCGCTCGTTGCGTCCACGTTGTCGATTTCGACTTCGCGCACGAGATCGACCACCATCTGCCAGGTCGGAGCCGCGCCGTTCGTGGCGAGGGTGACCGAGCCGATGCCGGACGTGTTGAGCACGCCGGTCGGGCGGTTGGTGCCCGAGCCAGAAATCGCGGCGCTGTCCATCGCCACGGCGATCGTCGAGGCCAGATCGTTGCGGATCAGGGTCTCGATGTCGAGCGAGGACTGCAGCATCAGGCGGCGGCTGAAGTCGACGAAGCCCGAGAGGGTCTTGGGCGACAGCGTGACCTGACCGAACGACGGGACGTTGGTCGACTCTGCCGGGGCAGCGTTCTCAGCGACCCACGCAGCGGTCGAGGGGCCCGTCTTCTTCGGGATGGCGACGTTGCCCTGGAGGCCCGTCAGGTAGGTCGCGCCGAGCTGCGCCGTGACCATCTTGGCACGAAGCACGTCGATGAACGAGCCGGCCAGAAGGTCGGTCGCCACGAGGTTGCCGCCCTTTGCGGTGTTGGTCGCGGTGCCCGTGAGGATGTCGCGCTTCTGGAACAGAACATCCGTCGGGACGGTGAGACCGCGGCTGGCGCGGCCTTCCTTCTGCGCGGCGGCCACGCTGGCCTCGAACTCGAAGGCAGCGGCGCGCTGGGCGCGGGCGTCCGTCGGGTTGCTGAGGGCGTGGATGGCGCGGGCGAAGGAGAAGCTCTTCGCTTCCTTCTCGGTGAGACCGATGTCGGCGGTCGCGAGCGGCTTGCTCGAAACCTTGTCGAGCAGCGAGCCGCGGAAGGACTCGACGCTCGCGCCGTCGCGGATGGCCTGCTCAGCGTACTCGCGCTGGTTGTGCCGCGAGCCGAGCTCGAGGATGGTGGCGGCGCGGTCGCGCTCGGCCTTCATGCCGGAATCACCGGCGGGGTTCATGCTGTCCATTTTGTGGGACTCCTTGGGGAAAATGATGGAAATGGGCTTGTCGGAGAGCGAGCGGCCAACGCCGACGGATGAGTCTGCGGGGATGCTCACGATGCTGATCTCGAGCGGCGTCCAGTGGGTTGCGCGGAAGACCTCCCGGCCGTCCTGCTCGCCGTCGGATACCATTTCGTCGATGATGTAGCCGACGCTCACGTTCGCACGGATGCCGTCGACCACGTCCTGATAGATCTCCTCGGCGCGTGCGCTTTTCCCAAAGCGAACGCGGGCGCGGGCTACGCGGTCCTCGCCGAGACTGATCTCCTCCACGACGCCCACTTGGTCGGTGGGGTCATGATCCACGAGCAGCGGGGCGCGCCCACTGCCGATGAACTCTGCGCCGATCGCCTCGGCGCTGTGCTCGAGGATTTCCACCCCGAAGCCACGCTCGACCGGCATCTCGCTGCTGAAGGCGAGCACGACGGAGCGGCCTTCCACGGTGTCGCGCTGAACCTGCGCCGTGCGGAAGAATCGCGTCGCCGGCCCCTTGCGCTTGCCGGCCTTTCGCTCATCGGCGCTGTACTTGCCTTTCGGGCGGGCGGCGGGGGCTTCCTCGCTCTCCTCGTCCTCGTCCTCGTCCTCGTCCTCGTCCTCGACGGCGGGCTCGGCTTCATCTTCGGCCTGGGGCGCTTCCTCGGCGACGGGCGCTTCGTCCCCGTCCTCGACGACTTCGTCAACTACGGGCGCGACTTCGGAGAGCGCGACTTCTGCGGCGGCGATGGCAACCTTCGCGGCGTCGAGCGCCTCGACGGCGGCCTCGACGGCGGCGGCTTCGTCTTCTCGTTTTGGCTTCTTGGTCACGTCAATACCTCGATGGTGATGGCGTTGTAGCGGGGCATTTCCGCCGATGCAAAACATTCGGTCACTTCCACACGCCGGAGTCCTTGATAAACACGGTCGCCACCTTCCAGGTGCCAGCCACCTTGATATGGGTCGTGGTCTCCTTCCAGACGCCGGAGACCCTGATCCAGAGCTTCGACGGACTGGATGGCCCTGTCGAGGTCTTGTAAAAAAGAAGCAGCGACATGGCAGCCGATTACGCAACCGTGCGGAGTTTGTTCAGCGTGTCCTGTGTTTCCTCGATCTGCGCGTCGATGCGATCGACCTGCGTCATGTCGCCAAGCGCAAGCGCTGACCCGCGCACGCTATGCAGATTTGAAAGCCGCCGCTCACACGCCTTGATAAGTTCTGCGATAGTCATATCAAATCACCATCTGCCGAAGCAGGACTTGTGAGGTGTTGAGGAGGAAATAGACGTAGTAGATTTCGGTCGCGCCGTCTTTGTAGACGACATCGAACGCCGTGTCTCCGACGATGGCTGCACCCTGCGGGTAGAGTGCCGTAGACCACGGGAACAGTTCGGAGCGCGCAAAGTCGTAGGCAAACCAGCGGCCCGTTGCGTCTTTCTGGATGTAGAGCCGTCCACCGTGTAGCGCGTACTTCGTGCCGGTGCCAAAAACCTCGGCGTTCGGGCTGTAGGTAACGCCGCTGACCCAAGTGTTGGCCGAGATGTTGTAGTAGTCGAGAACACCGCCAGCCGTGCCTCGGAACGAGTAGATGCGGTTGCCGTTGATGATGGATGATTCGTTGTTCCAGTCAGTCGCCTCGACCGAATGCACCCAATGGCCGCTCATGCCCGCGCCCGGCGCAGCAGCACGCGCAGCAGTCGGCGCAAGCGTCGACCAAGTGTTCGCGGAGATGCTGTATCGGTACAGCGTCACGGCGTTGTTGCCCATGTAGTACAGGAAATCGTCATTGCCCGAGATAGCATAGGTCGAGGTCGCATCCGGCGTGGTCGTCCATGTCGCTACAGTCAGCGAGTCGGCGGTGTTCGCCGTGATGGTGCGAATCTGCCCCGCGCCGGTTCCACCAGTGATGCGGACTTGGTAATTGATCCACTGGCTCGCCGTCCAAGTCTTGCCGGTCTGCACCAGCGTCGTTGCAGTAGCCGAAGTCGCCGTGCCCGTGGCGAAGTGTTTGAAATCGCCATCGACCATCGAAGGCGTGGCGATGAGTTTGCCGTCGGTGCCAATGGTTGCCGCAAGACCGGTGATGGTCAGCGTCGTCCATGTGTTCGTCGCGTAGTCGTACACGCGGAACGACCCCGCCGCGAGGGTGCCAGAGCCGAGAACATAGAAGCGCGGGGTAAGCAGCCGGTAGGTCGTCGATGCCGAGAACGCGCTCGCCTGCGTTGCGACCGTGATGACGGCACTTGCGCCGATGGTGTTCGATACGATGTCCAGCACCGCGCCGTTGTTCGGGCCTGACATGATCAGAATCTTGTACCCGCGCAGGTCACGCGCAAGAGTCTGGTTCGTCGTGATGGTCGAGGTCGTGCCAGCCGTCGCAGTCAGCGAAGCCGCGCCAATGGTTGAACCTGTAGACCACGCGCCTGCGGTGCCGGATGCGCCTGCCGCAAGAGTTCCCGCGAGCGCGGGCGAGGTGATAGTTACCCATCCGTCCTCGGTCGGGTTGTACATGAACGCTTCGGTCGTCCCGCGCACAAGCATCTGCTGCTGACGAAAGTGCCGCGAGGAAATGACCATCGCGCCAGCAGCCGAAGCAGCAGGCGCAGGGGCGCAGAACTCCCACCGCTTGAGGTCAAGGATTTGCCGATTTCCGTTTGTGGTCGCCATTTAGGTCACCGAGATGTTGCGTCGAAGGGAGTCCGCTTGCAGGTGCATGAGCGCGGGGATTTGGTCGTTCGCAGAAAAGCCACCGACCTGCGCTTGGTTGGTCACCGTCGAAACCGTCGTGACCGTGCCGAGCGTTTGACCGCCGGCGATGGAGCCGACGGTTACTTGGAAATTTGCCGCCGTTGCCTGCCGCGCCTCCATGATTGGCTGGCCTTGCAGGTTCGGCAAAGCAAAGCCAATGCTCTTGGTCAGCGAGCTCGTCGCGATCCGCAGCGCCTCGAGCGCCTCGACGAGCTCGCCATAGGAAGCGTTTACCGGCAGCGGGTTGCTGGCGGTTCCGACTGGGGTCGTCGAGTTCGGCGTGGAGTCGACCAGCTTCATCTGCTGGTACTGCACACCGCCGATGTCGTCGGTGGCGACAATTTCGCCAGTGCCGGGGAGCGTTACGTTATCGGCCATGCGTCAGCCTCAGGTGTACTGCAGGTAAATGTCGCCGTCCGACCCGCCCGAAGGCGCGGCGGTGCCGGATGTGATGGTCTTCTGCGCCGTTAGGTTCGACCGCGCCGTCACCGCGTCCGTCGCGCCGGTGCCGCCGTTGGCGACGGCCACCGTGCCCGTGACGTTCGCCGCGGTGCCGGTCGTGTTCTGGTTCAGCGTCGGGATGTCGGTAGCGATCAGGGCGCGAAAGGATGGCGTCCCCGCAGATCCCGACGGCGCGGCGTAGACATGGGCTTGAGTCTGCGAGCCGAAGGGCGCGAGGAAGTCCGTGCCGGCGGTGGCAGCCGAGAAGGCGCTGGTGCCGTTGCCCTTGAGGACGCCAGTGAGCGTGGTCGCACCGGTGCCGCCGTTGGCGACGGCGAGCGTGCCGGCCAGGGTAATCGTGCCTGCGCCAGTGACGGGGCCGCCTGAGGTCGTGAGGCCCGTTGTGCCGCCAGAGACATCGACCGAGGTCACCGTTCCCGACCCGCCGCCCGTCGCCGTCAGCGTGCCGGCGGAGAGCGAGAGACCCGAGCCGACCGTGATCTGCTCGATTGCGCCGGCGCTCGCCGTCGTGCGCCCCAAGAGCCGCGCCGTCGTCATCGTGAAGCCCGAACTCGTCACCGCGCCCGAGGTCGCAACCGTCACCGCTGAGTCGGCGTTGGTGACCGTGATGCCGGCGCCGCCTGCGATGGTGGCGTCCTTCCAGAGATCCGCGGTGGCGTCGTAGGACAGCACCGCACCCGCGCCCGGGCTTGTGATGAGCACGTCGTGCAGCTCGCCGAGCTCGTAGCCGTTCTGGATTCGGACGTAGAGTAACCCGTTGCCGGCGTTTGCGCGCTCGACCACGCCGACATAGACAAGATGATTCGGGGCGACTGGCTTGGTCGCGGTCGTCGTGCCAGCCGTCGCGCCCAGGTAGAGCGTATCGCCCGCCGTGAATGCGCCGAGGTTGAGCCCCTCGAGCACGCCTTGGCAGCGGATGAGGCCATTCTGACCGGCGGCGATTGTTTCAGCGACCACGCCGATGGTCTTGGCAGAGGCGGCGTTGCTGGTGTTGATGGCGCGCTTGACCGAGGCGCGATCGCCGGTCGCCGAGAACAGGTAGACGACCTCGCCTTTGCTCAGGCTCGTCGCCTCGGCGTTGTGCACCAGCGCGTCGATGGTCTGCCCGAGATGCGCCTCGACGTTGCCGCCAACCATCCCGAGGCGGGCCGTGCCGTTCGGCGAATCCCACCGCAGCCGGCCAACCGCCGCCGAGGTCGTCGCGCCGGTGTCGAAAGTGATGAAGTCGGGCGAAGCGATGCCGCCCGTCACCCCGGCCATGCTCGTGATGTCGCTATTCGTGCCGGAGGCGGCCGCAGAGAGGTTCCCGCGCGCGGTAGCAGCATCGGTGCCGCCCGTGCCGCCCGAGGCTACAGCGAGCGTCCCTGCAAGCGTCAGGGTGCCGCTCGAGGTGATGGGACTCCCGGTGAACGAAAGGCCGGTCGTGCCGCCCGATGCGGCGACGCTGGTAACAGAGCCCGCGCCAGATCCCGCCGGAGCAGGCCCCGGCGCGCGGACGATGACGGTCGTCGCGGTCTCCTCGACGACCACGGTCTGCAGCACTTCCTCGACGATGACGCGATCAAGGCTCACCGAGTGACCTCCGCATCGACCACGAAGCAGCCCTGAAGGAGTCGAGTCACGACGGCGCCCGCGACGAGCTCGATGTCATAGACGAGCTCGCCGGCTGGCATCGCCGCAGTCTGGGTGGCGGTCGCGAGCAGCGTCACGGTGCCGGCGGTGGTGCCGAGCGTGATGCCGCCGTTCTCGGTCGTGAGGGAGAGCAGGACGGCGCCGTCCTCAGCGGTTGCGCGAACCTGCATCCGCGCGGTGTAGCCGCTGAGGTTGACCGGAGCGCCCTCGCTGCCCTGATAGCTCACGACGCGGCTGAAGGTCGCGCCCTGCTCGCAGAGGAAGTTGTGGACGCCAGCCATCACTCACCCCCAGGCGGCACGGGCTGGGCGGGGACATTGGGATTCGTCCCGCCGGGCAGCACGATGCCGAACTCGGCGAGCATTTCATCCTCGCCCTGCCGTTCGCGCAAGACATCCTCGATGTCGAGGCCGCGCTCGGCGAGGGCTTGGGTGCGGGTCATGAGGCCGTTGTTGATGGCGACGATCTGCGCCTCGGCTTCGTTGCGCGGGTCGACCCACTGCCAGCCGCGCGGCACCCACTGCGACGCGTTGAACTTGAAGTACTTTGCCGCCGGCAGCGTCGTCACCCCAGCGTCGAGGGTCTGCCGCAGCCAGCGCTCGAACACCGGCTCGCAGAAGTGCTGGATGACCCAGAACTGCACTGTTCGCCAGTAGTCGCGCTCCTCGAGAAGCCCCTGCCGGATGGACGAGTAGGAGACCGACTCGAGGTCATTGCTGAGCGAGATGTACGAGACCCCCAAGCCGGAGGCGATGCCGCGGAGCATGGCCTTTTCGAAATCGCGAAACGCGGTCGACGGATGCTGCGGGTCGAAGGGCTTGAAGTCGGTGCCGGCGGGGAGCTGCTCGAAGCTGCCCGGCTGGATGTCGATGCTGATGCGCCCGTCTGCGCCCTCGCCATCGCCCTGGTAGTCGTCGCCGGACTCGCTCGTGAAGAATCCCATCTTCGACGCTGAGATGCGGGCGGCGACGAGCTCGGCCTCCTCGTACCCGCCGAGCATCTTGAGGCGCGTCATGGCGGTCACCGTCCAAGGCACCCCGCGCGTCTGCCCGACGCGATCACGGCGGAAGGCGTGAATCATGCGATCGGCCGGGATGCGTTCATCGCGCACCGAGGATGCGGTGCCCATCTGGTAGTCGTCGGGGTGCCGCGTCTTGACGTAGTAGGCGACGGGCTTGCCGGCGGGCGTGACCTCGACGCCCATGCGGATCAAGTTGCCGTTCTGGAGGACGTCGTTCTTCTCCTGGTCGATCAGGTCCGCGTCGATGAACTGCAGCCGAAAGCGGTTTGGGTTGGCGTTGTCCTCGACGAAGAGGACGAAGCACTCGCCATCGCGCGCGACGGCTTCGATGAAAAGGCGCTGAGCGTCCACCCATGACATCGTCCCGTCGACGGTGCAGACGCCCGGGCGACCCCACGCCATGAACGCGCCCTCGAGGATCTGGTTCGCGACTTGATCGAGACGGCCATCGGGCTCGCGCGATCGCACCTGCAGCATGATGCCGCGGGGGCCGATGACGTTCGTGCGCAAAAGGTCAAGGTAGCGGTGCGCATAGTCGTTGTTCTGCACGAGGTCGCGGCTTCGCGCGCGGATGACCTTGAGCGTATAGCGGATGTCGGAGTCTGCGGACTTCGGCAGCGTCAGCCAGTCGGAGTAGAGGCGGCCGGTGCTAGCGGCTTCAAAGCCGCGGCGGCGGGTTGGCTTGGCCGGCGGGCGGCGCTTGAAGAAGTCGAGCAATTTCACTTCGTGAACCTCACCCGGATCGTCTGATTGGTGCCGAGACCGTTGCGGATTTTCTCGGCCTGCCGCTCGCGGTTGACCTCGGCCTTGAGGCGGTCGCGCTCGGTCAGCAGGTCGGCGCGGTTCCAGCGCGAGAGGCTGCGACCGGCGATGCTGTAGGAGGCGGCGCTCAGGTTGTTCGGGTCGCGCAGGTAGGTCTCGATGTTGTCGAGCATGGCCTGGGCGACGCTCCGCGGGTCGGCGGTGGAGGTCGCGCGGTTGGCGTTGACTTCGAAGACGCCGAAGTCAATCTCCGCTCGGGCGCTGTCACTGGTGCGCGTGATGTAGGCCGTCCAGTGGTAGCGGCCCGCGAGATAGTCGGCGGTCACCGTGGAGTCGACTTCGACGGTGTAGCCATCGGCGCTCTCGCCGGCGGTGATGGCGATGCGCTCACCGGTGCCCTCGCGCCGCGCTACATACGAGAGCGCGTAGTCGGCGACGGGGTAGTCGCCCACGAGGTCAGGGCGGCGCCACGCCCAGCGATCGCCAGCCTG